CCGTATTCACCCGAACCACTCTATCAATCCTGCCATTTGCAACAGCCAGGGCCGCAGCGAACCGATCCAGCTCGGCCTGATAGGTCGCCTTCTCTCCGAGTGTGGTGTAGCTTGCACGAGCAAGGATTGCAGGTCGGCCCTGTCCTCCTGGGGTTGTCATATACATCGGGGTTGGAGTGAGGGTAACCTTGATAGACGAATCTCCGGTATACGTGCAGGACAACACGCTTCCTTGTGATGTCATTGTGTAGCCAAGTGGTTCAGGACAGGGAACCACGCATGCCGTTCCCGATGGAGCGACAACAAATTCTGCAGGACATGACAAGGCTCCACCCATTATCTAGTACTCAGATAGATTCCGGCTGACGCTCCAACACAGAGTGTCAAAAAGACGACATATGTTGCATATGCATTTGGAAGCACCAGGAACTCTACCAATGCCAGGAGGATGGTGAAGAGAACAGTCTGCATAACTGCCATTGACACGGGGTTCAGGATGGTATGCCGCAGGGACTTGATCTCAACCGGCTGAACCGGGGGACGGACTTTCAAACTATCGGAGACTTGTTTCAGTCGGGTGGTCACATCTGACTCCACAGTGTAGGACGCATAGTCCGATTTGATGGTTTCATAATCCATTGTTTAACGGTTAGGAACAAAACTCTTGAATGCACCCAGGATCGGCATAATCGTCCGTGCGTCGCGATTCGCCTGCATATCACGCCATCCCAGCAGATTGGGCCTGGCTCCCTGGTTCTGCGAGGCATACGGGAGCAGCGTGGCCGACATCCGCACAAACCGAGTGAACTCTGACGCATCGCCAACCATGGCACGGCGAACGGGAGGATTGACCTGTCCAAAGGGAGACGTAGGCATTTTGTTTTACGACAGGAATATAATGAGTGCGACGACTGTCAATCCGAATGGTGGACTTCCCGCCGATCTCCAGACTGCATTGAATGCTTACAAGACCAACTATGCAGCCTTCAAGGTGTCGGGCAACACGTCTTACCAGACAGCCTATCAGAATGCACTGAACGCGGTGAACAATGCGATTGCCAACATGCAGGGAGCCACGCAGAGCAACGATGTCTATATCCAGAACTTCATTTCCAGCTACCAGCAGACGAACCGTGATATCATTGCTCTCCAGGAAAAGTCCAGGGCGATCCAGAGGGATGGCCCCGTTCTGCAGAACAAGCTGGCTCAAACACAGCAGCTCCACACTCGGGTGATCGCCGAGGCCGACGAGACGAGTCTTTACGTGAAGGGTGCGGTCGTGGTTGGACTGTTGATTGCAGTGGGAATCATCGGTGCTCTCTGACCGCCCTTCCACATCAGAACAATCACGAAAAACACGGCAACAAATCCCAGGGCAAGTGAATACCAAAAAAAGGATGAGTTGAAGGCGGCCTCTTGATGACCCTGCAACATCTTGAGCGTCTCATATTGATCACGCTGTTCCTGCATCAAGGATGCATCGTTTTGGATTCCCACGAGCTTCTGCAACAGGGCGTCCCGATAGGGCAGCAGGTTCCTAGCGTTGTTTCTCACCTCCGCCAGCTTCTCCAGCATGGACTGCAAAAGAGCGGACAACTCGCCGTTCAAACGTTGAATGTCTGCCATCTTCGCTGGGTTGTTGGCCGCGATCAGGGCATCATACTCTGCACGCTTCGCCTCGTAGGTGCTTTTCAGCGTCTCCATTATTACTGGGCGACATTTACATCCTCAACGCAGTAGCGGTAGTAGAAACTCTGTCCCGCCGTATCCGAGTGGCGAGTCACCTCCACCACATCTCCAGGGATTGCCCCGATCCACTTAATCATCGTATCCTGCGAATCAATCCACGGCAGCTGATTCTCCGGATCCGAAATCTTGAAGGTATCAAAGATGATCGTCTTCTCATCCTCTGACAGAATCCGGTGAGGCATGGCCATACGGTGGGTCGTGATATCAAACTGCAGCTGCCAGATGTGGAACAGGGCAAGACGCCGAGCAGAGTGGGACTTGGCCACCCGGAGCACATTCTCAGAAGGAGGGCTCATGGCCACCATCACCACGCCCGTCGTGTGACCATTTTCTGTTGCAAACTTGACCAGATTCGCAATGTCCGTAGACAGGATCTTGTCCTTCTGGCTAAAGCACACCAGCACTGTGCCCATTGTGTAGAGGGTCATCTTCTCCATCTTCTTGTCGTCGGTGGCGATTCGTTCTGTGTCCGTGCCCAGCTTACGGCGTGCGAGCATGATCCGAAGAGTGTCAAGTGCCTTCTCCTCCATTGTGATGGGTCTTCTCTTACACACTAGGACATTCGTTTTTTTCGGGTGCTTTGAACAATGAAGCAGTGGATCTGGTTCGTGCTTGCTCTGCTTGCCGTCGCCCTTGTGCTGAAGCTTGTTGGATTTGAAGGGTTCACCGGAGGACCCGCAGACTCCCGGTTTGTTGATCGTAGCCAGCAGAACCGTGCCATGAAGATGGAGGATTCCTCGTATGCTCAGAAGACCAACCACTTTGTGCAGAACAATCAGGTGGGAGAGGCTCCGGGCGTGGACAGCCCCTGGCAGGTGAACCAGTTTAAGAGCCGCATGTAAGAAGACCTAATGGGATCTAAATCAAAAATCCCCAAAGCACTCCGGGAACAAGTCTGGTTGCTTCATATTGGGCGGAAGTATCAACATACGTGCAGAGTGACGTGGTGTCATAATATCATCACGGTGTTTGACTTCCAGTGCGGGCACAACATTCCTGAATCTAAGGGCGGAAAAACTGATGTGACAAACTTAGTCCCCATCTGTTCTCGCTGCAATGTATCCATGGGTAATCAGTTCACAATTGACGAGTGGAACCGCAAGTTCCATGGCACTCGTTCTATTTGTGCAAGACTTCTCGGGTGCATCTACAAATGACGCTCCTGGACACCTACCAGGCCAAGTATCATACGTCCTCCGATATCAACGAGCACCTCCCCATCCTCCTGGCGTATGCCAAGCAGTGCAAGAGCATCACCGAGTGTGGTGTCCGGACGCCGACTAGTGCCTACGCCTTTGCCGCTGGACTGAAGGGAACTCCTGACAATAGCTACCGAATGATTGATGTTGTGAAGTCGGATCTCATTGATGGCTTCCTTCAGGAGTGCCGTGCCGAGGGCGTGGATGCTACATTTGAGACCTCGTCGGATCTGGACTGCACACCGCTGCAGACCGATCTGCTGTTTATTGATACATGGCACATCTACGGACAGCTCAAGCGTGAGCTGGCGTATTGGCACCCATTTGCGACCAAGTATATCATCCTCCACGACACCACGGTGGACGAGGTTCGCGGCGAGACACTTCGCATGGGTGACAATCCGGTGGAGCAGAGTGCTGCGACGGGCATTCCTGTTGAGGAGATCACAAAGGGTCTTGGCCCCGCAGTGGAGGAGTTCCTGGCGGCTCACCCGAAGTGGACTGTCGATCTCAAGCTGACGAACAACAACGGATTGACCATTCTTAAACGTCAAGCGTAAGGACCTTGGCCGGAAGAGGCTCGGGCTTAGTTCCATCGCGGCGATGACGCTCCACATCATCCCAGAATGCACGCAGATCCGGCAGGTGATCAGAGAGCCAGTTAGGATCCTTAGGAACAAAGTCCTTCTTGATGTCCGTCAGTATCCAATAGATGTACTGATACTCCTCCGTCAGTCCCGACTGCCACTGGTGAAGCTCAACGTCATCAGGCTTGTAGTCCACTTTGCCATTGGGATCCACCGCAAAGATGCCCTTCGTGTCCTTGCTTTGATCCCATGCCGTAAAGTTCACCTGCTTGAAACGAAACTCCACATACTCGCACTCATCAATCCCCGTGCACTCCATTTGCATCTGCATCTGGTGCACGTAGTAACTCGGGATCTCGTCCTTGCGAGCACGGCTCATGGGGCACTTGAACTCTACCAGGCGACCATATCTCAACGGCTCTGCATCGGCATACCGAGGCACAATCAGACCGTCCGGAGAGGCACCCAGAAACTTATGAACCGGGTGCTGGCAGCAGCCCACATCAAGGATGTCACAACCCGTGGTGTCCTCGTAGATCTTCTTTGCCACTGGCTCAAAGCGGGTTCCCCAGATCAAAGCAGGGATCGCATTGAAGGGATTTGCATCACTCTTGGTCGGTGGCTCCAGCTTCTTCTCCAACAGCTCCAGACGAGATGCCGGTGTCTGCCACACCTTTGAGACTTCCGATGCAGTGATCATGGTTCCTCGCTGAGCATGCCAGGCATCTGTTCGCTGATCCTGTTTGCCGTAAAGCCTGACCGTCCGCTCAAAGGCCCGATCACGCATCCACAGACGACCCGGTGCCCCTGTCATCAACGTCTGTGTCACCCGCATCACCTCTCTCTTCAGGTGTCGATACGATAGCTCCGGCGCGAGGGATTTGCACAGCAAAGTGAAATGGCGTAGCCGGGCGTTCAGGTGCGTGTAGGGTCGGTCCTCTAGAAGATAGGATGCCAGTGCCTCCTCCATTAGGGTTCTCTACCTTGCTCTCCGAAAGTTCATTTTGACGCTGAAGAAGGCGAGCTTCAAAGTCACCGGCACCCAGGACACCCAGCTCGTTCGTGCGGCTGAACATCTCCTGATACATCTTCTTGAACTCCACATCCATGTCATCCAGCAGACCCAGAGGAACACCCGCATCCTCCATCGTTGGCAGAACATCATCGTCCTTGAACACCGGGTCAGGCGGTTGCGGCTGATCACGCAGCATCTCCAGGAATGTAGAGTAGACCTTCTCCCCCTCAATCATCATGAATGTGCCCGGTGTTGTCGCCTCCAGAACTTTACCTTCCTCACGCACACGAGTGATAACCTCTCCGGTGCAGACAGATGTTCCGATTCCAGTTCCAGCGTCTCTGTCAGTCTCCATTTACTTTACTTTACCGACCCACTTTAAGCGAGAATACCGCAGTCAAGATAAATGGAGGTCATTCAGAATCGCGATCATTGGGTGCTTCACCGTCTGGAGGGATTCTATTCCAACACTGAGAACTTTGGGAAGGTTCGGACTATCCTCTCGGGAGAGTCCAAGGTCAGTCTGCGTCTTTTGGACTGGCTTGTGACCAATTACGCCAAGAAGCACAATGTGT